ATCCTAAAACTGCTATGTAGAATTCTGTTATGACGGCGACTTCGTTGTTGTTTGGGCTTCTGTAGACGCTTGTCTGCAGGTCAAACTGGTGGTTTCCAGTTGGCAAATACATTAGCAGGCTTTGCTGAATGGCGCTGAAGGGCATAAGCTGATATACCAGCACTGGGTCGTTGTTGTGCATTAGCCTTAAGCTTCCCATGGCGTTTGAGCCGCTGCTGTAGCCCTTAAACCGCACGAAAACGAGGCTCGGCTCAGAAAGCGTTATCGTTTTACTTTTTCTCGTTGTCCAGTCATGTGTTGTTGGGCTTGTGTAGCCTGCCGTGTCATTGTGGAGTGTTGCCTCCTTTTTTATTTGCCTAACCATTTCGCTGAGTAGCATTATGCGATTCCCCCTGAGATGCGGATGCGCTTTGTTGGAGCAGCGCTTGAAGAAGACTCAATCAGCACTGTTTTCAACTTTTCAGCAACAAGCTGGGCTGCATATTCCGCTGTCCGCCTGTCCACACTGCCCTCCACGTTCACGAGTGGAGCAGTGACATTAACAGTTACGGGCGCTGCTGGTGCGACAGGTATAGGAGCAACAGCGCCGAACCCGCCTCCAACGGTTAAAGCCGGCTTACCAACCTCACTGATGAAGCCCTTAACGTTTTCAACCCCTTCACTCATGCTTTCCTTCACAACGTCAACCCACTCGCCGAGGTCTTTGACGCTTGATTCAACTGCATTATGAATAGCGTGGGCGAAGCATATGCTGCCTATGAAACCGCTTATGGCGTCCCAAGCGCCACTCATGGCTCCGCCAACGGTGTTTGCGAAATTGCCGAGGGCGTCTCCCGCACTGCTGACGGCACCACCTATAGCGTTGCTTACGGCTCCGCCAATGTTGGAAAGTGTGCTCGTAATGGTGTTCCATGCTGATTGGACGCCGCTTACTATGCCGTTCCAGATTCCGCTTACAGTGTTTGCTAAGCCTTGGAAAAACCCGACAACAGTATCGCAGAAACCCTTAACCGTGTTCACGAGGGGCATCACAACGCTGTTCCACACGCCGACTATGCCACTGCAGAGGTCTGTCCAGACGCTTCCGCCAATAAGCCACCCGAAGAGCGTTTTGAATATGCCGTATATTGTGTCTGCGAACCATTTAACCGCGTCCACAACGGGTTTAACGAAGCTGTCCCAGTCGAAGCCTATGGCTTTACATATCCCGCTCCAAACGTCGCCGAGCGTTTTAAGTATGCCTATCCAAAAGTCGAAGGCTGCTTTAACGGTTCCCCAGATGAAGTCGATGATGGGTTTGATGTAAGTGTTCCAGAAGCCGCTTATCGCGCTTGTCACGGTGTTCCAGGCATTCTGTAAAGCTTGAAGTGCGCCTATCCAAAAGTTTATAGATGCGACTACGACGGTTTGAATGGCGTTTATTATTGGTTGTATATACGTGTTCCAGAATCCGTTTATAGCTGAGCACACGGTGTTCCAGGTGTCGCCTAAAGTCTTTGTAACTTGGTCCCAGTGTTGGATTAGGTAGGCGATTGTGGTTATTGGGCCGAAGAGATACGCTATTATGGGGTTACCCGTTATCACATCCCAAAGCTGTTTGAGTGTGCCTATGAATGGGACTATGATGTTGTTCCACAGCCAGTTTAACGCATTTGTTATTACGTCTACGGCGGGCTTGAAGAAGTCGTAGATGGCTTTTCCAATGGCGTTTATGGCGTTTCTGAAAGGCTCACATGTATTATACGCATAAATAAGCCCAGCAGCCAAAGCTGCTATTCCGGCGATGGCGAGCACTATGGGATTAGCTGCCAAAAATGACATGGCTCCGCTTAGCGCTTGTGTTACTCCGCTGAAATTCTGGAAAACTTTTGCGCCGCTGTCAACCATTGTTATAAGCGTTGGAATAACCGTTAACGCGCTTTGAACCATAGCCTCGTTCAGGTTGCCCTGAAGCATATGCGCCCTTTCAACAGCCACCTGATACCGTTCTTGAGCGAGCTGCAGGTCTTTTGCTGCTGCCTGCGCTTGTTCACTGTCTGCGCCGTATTTTTCCACAGCAGCGTTGTAGCGTTTCTGGGCGTCTTCAACTGCGTTTAGGCTGCTTTTAACCTGGAGGTTTGCTCTGTCAAGCGAGACTTGCGTGTCTTGGACGCGGTCTACTGCGCTATACAAGGCGAAGGCGCTTGTTGCGAGTCCGCTGAAGCCTGTTATCAGGTCACGTGTGCTTGCTTCAGCCTTTCTTGTTTGTTGTCCTGTGCTTTCAACTTCTTCGCCGAGTTGTTGAACGTTTTTTCCAACGTTCTGCAGGGTTTCAGATGCCTCGTCAACCGCTTTAACTGTTAAACGTGTTTCCAAACTCATGTGCTTTTCACCTTCGCTTCAGCCTTTGTTTGCGCCAATACCACCCGAGCCATTCAGCCAAAAAGTTGAGCTGGAAAGGTGTTAGCTGCGCCAACTCGTTTGGTGTGTAGCCGTATTCATACATTATTAGGCCGTATAGTTGGGCTGTTGTGTTTGTGCGGGTCCACTCTCCGATGGTTGCGTTGTCTGCGTTAAAGGGGGCGTTATGCGCCTGATTATTGCTGCTGCAACGTTTACTGGTAGGCTTTCAACCCTTTCAAGCGTCCATTCGCTGTTCGCCTTGTTTAGCATTTTCCACAATGTCCTCGTTGCGCGTTCCTGGTCCGACTTAGCCTTGTTCACCTCTTCCAAGTCCTTTAGGCTTAGTGGACAGTATTCCACTGTGCGGTCAATTTCTGGAATGTAAACCCGCCTAACGGTATTAGCGTCTGCAAGTATGTCGCTTGGACTGAAAAGCTCAGCCTTCACGCCTTTCTCAGCTTCTTTCTGGCGCAGTTTTTCCTCATACTTCTCGCTCATGTTTTCACGCTCCCTACTGTGTTGTCACCTCAATGTTTTCCCCTTCGCCCTCGACTGACTCTGCTATTACGCCGTCCTGCGTTATGCTATTCTCCCAACTGTTTAGGACAACGTTGCGTAGTGTGACAAGCGGTTTTCCAGTTGCCCATCCGTCTGGCGCAACTATAACGTCGAATTTGCTTCCTGCTAAAACCTTCTGCGCGTATTTGTCGTCCATGTAGAGCATGTCGAAGCTTACTTTGAAGCCCTTTTTTCTGCTTGTGAGAAAATTAGGCGTATCGGAGCCTATGACATACTCTTTTACAAGGTCCACGTCTACGCTTACGGTGCATGTTTTAGCTAAGCCGAAGAGTATGCGCTCCGTTATGTTGTTTGCGCTTGCAGTGCCTGCTGTTGCTCCGCTTGTGGCTTTAATTCCGAATTGGAAGTTTACGGTCCCGTCTGGGGCTGTGAACTCGTCTGTGCGTGTGCCCGTTGTGTTAGGCGTCAAATCAACAGTGTTTCTGCTTATTTCTGAGCCTGCTGAGTTTAGCCATCTGAAAACTGCTTGAAGGGTCGTTATGTTTGCGTTGCTTGTGTATGTGTATGTTACGCGGGCTTTTTCTCCAGCGTCCATGCGCTCGGATGGCGTTAAAGCCTCGCTTGTGCTGTTTGCAGCTGGCGAAACCGATAGGTTTGCTGGGTAAACTGCGCGGTAAAGAAGCGCTTGTCTTCCGAGGAGTGGCATTGGTTAGCCTCCTACTGTGTTCCCCATGCTATGCCTGCGCCTTCACCTTCAACGGATTCCATTATTACGCCGTCTTGCTCAATGCTTAGCTCCCAACTGTTTAGAACTACGTTGCTTACGGTTATTTTCGGCTTGCCCGTGCCTGTTCCTTCTGGGCGAACCTCTATGGTTAATGCTGTTCCGTTTAGAACGTCGTTGGCGTGGGCTCCGTCAACATACATCTTGTCTATGCTAACTTTGAAGCTTTTGTTTCCGCTTGCGAGGAACGCTGGTTTGTCAGGGTTTGCTCCGCCTATGGCGTATTCCTTGACCAAGTCAATGTCTATGCTTACTGTGACGCTGTTGCAGTAGCCGATTTCAGCTGCGCCCTTCAATATGACGGCGTTGCGACCCAGCAGTGGCATTTTATGCTTTCACCTCTCTTTCGCTTGTTTTGGTTTTGCGAGCCCCACGCTTGTTGAGGCTCAGTGCAAACCAGTAGGCTATGACCATTCATGGGTAACCTCCAAAACGAGGCGTGCCGCAGCCAGAATAAGCTCAGGCTTAGCCCACTCCATGGCGACAACAACAGTTTCAGCCGTCAACTCAACCGGTTTAGCGTCGCGAACCAAACCGTCAAGGGTTGGGTTTCCATTGAGAACGGTGTAGATGCGCTGGGCTTTCGCCATAACGCTTTTTTCCGCAACGTCATCAGCCTTAGAACTGTCAACTATGACGACTTCCCACTGGTGACGCCAAACAACACCTCTAACCGTCTCTTGGACTATTGGACCGCCAACCCATTTCACGTAGATAAAGGGCGTCTGCCTCGTGAGGGGTGGACCGAAAAAGTAGCTTAAGCCCGCAAGCTCGCTGTCAGCCTTCAACATGTCAATTATTTTTTGGGTTATCTGTTCTGGAACGCTTGCGCTCATTTGGCTGGCCTCCAGTAATATTCCATCAGTTCCAGAGCGTATTCCGGGGCTTCGCGTATGAACTGTTCATATGCTCCTCTCACGAAGAAGCGTCCGGCGAAGCCTGGGTGGTGCACAAGCTTTGCGAAAACTGTTGTCCCGCCGACTTCGAAGGCTAAGGCTTTGGCGTTCACTGGGCTTATTATATGTGGTTTGGTGCCATATTCCACGTATGGCGCGTAAGAAACTGTTGGTCCAACAGTGACTTTCTCTGTTTCGAGGCGCACTGTGATGCTTTGCCTAAGCCTTCCAGTTCTGACGGGCGCTTTTTCCCTCATGAGCTCGGCTATGCGTTCACCGCTTCTGCGTAGGAATTTTCCGCTGAACCAGGGGTAGAAAAGCTCGCATTTGTGTAAAATTTCGTCAACCGCTTCTTTGTCTATGGAAACAGAGACAGTTATAGCCATCAGGCAATCGCCACCTTAGCCCTTCTGTTTCGGCTTATCCAATCCAAGACTTGGTTGCGGAGAAACTCGAGCTGCGCAATCTTGGCTGGTGAACCGCTGAAGACAAGCTCGCCGATGTTGGCTGTCCAGCCCGTCGGCTGAACGCCTGTAACGCGTAGATAGGCGTATATGGCTGCCAAATCAGCTATGGCTTTAGCCTGATCCTCGCTGCAGTTTTCTGGGTTAAGCGTCAAGCCCGTCTGGTTAGCCAAGTAGCCTGCAGCCTCGCCGATGAAGGTGGCTACTTCGGCGTCCGCTATGTCGCTGGCTGTTAAGCCAAGCCTGAGCCTAATACGGTCAGCAGAAACGCTTGCCAAAGCCCTTCTAAACTCCGCTTTTTCCGCTTTAGTTGATAAATGGGAGAATATAAAGAATTTTCACGTTGGAAAAGGCTTAATTTTTAGGCGTTTTACAAAAAGTCTTTAAAAATTAAACATTTTTTATTGTGTTAAATTGTGGAAGAGGCTTCTATAATGTTTTTCCATAAGTGTTATAAAGCGTTCTTATGCAAAAACATTAGTTTAGTCGGGGCGGAGTCGGCTCTGCGTTTGGAAGGGGGCATGCTCCCGGCTCGTGCCGAGTCAGGGGCACGTAAAATATACCCGCCATAAGAGGGGAAAGGAGGAGTGAAAATGGACAAGAAATTGGTTGGTGCAATGTTGGTTCCGCTGATGGTTATGCTTGTGGCTGGCTTCGGCTACGCTGCGTATGAGAGACGGGTTAATGATTATGTAAGTGCGTCAGCCGGAACCTTCGACATAGATATTACTGGGAGTCCGACGATCAGCTGCAGCGAAAGTTACATGACTGGCACTGTTACACACCCAAATATAAATGAGATTGATGTTACAGTTAGTAACTTTGCTCCAGGCGATTACGCAACAGTAATATTCAATATAACAAATACTGGTTCGTTGCCGGGGCGACTCAGAGAAGAAATAATTCCTGCAAATATAAGCCCATTCACGTATAGCGATGACCTTCCCAGCTTAATAAATCCTGGACAGACGATAACCGTTACTGCCACTATAACTTTGCCTTCTGGAACCACTTCCCAGGGAGTAACTGTGACTTTCTGTGTTGCCATATATGGTACTGCTGGAACTTAAGCAACAGCTAAATGTAAATACTCTAACCCACCTTTTCTTTTTTAGAGTCCAAAATGGGTGGAAATATGAATAGGCGATTAAAGTTAACGCTGACCATTCCGCTGCTGCT